CGCATCACCGACGCCGGAAACATCGCCCGGATCATCAGGGACATCGTTGGACAACGTGCTTATTCGCGTCACAGCAAATGCAGCAGCGTCGGCGCAGACGCTGAGCATTCGTTGTGCAAATCGTGCGCCGCAGCCATTCGGTTGGGCTCAAATGTACTTCCGCGGCGCGGCTATCGAGGTGTGAACTGATGAAGTACCTGTTGTCCTTCTTGGCATGTTGGTGTGTTTCAGTCTTCGCGGCTGAATCCACTGGGTCTCCGGTGACCGCTAATTTCACCGGCATGGCGAACAACGCGTCTCCGATCGGAAACCCGGAACGTGGATACGCTTATTGGGTAGGGGCAAATTTCGGTGGAACGCTTGACACGGGGTACATCGCCACATGGCCGGCTGCGGTGAAGTTGGGCAAGTGCTCGATTGACTTGAATCCATTCAGAACAACGAGCATTTCGCAAGGATTCTTGGATACGTTGACGTCCAACTTTGCCTACATGCGTGCGCAAGGCAAAAAATGCTACTTGCAGGTGTTCTATGACAGCAACACAGGTGGCGCTGACGCACCAGCGGCGCAGATTTTGTCGCACATCGCGCAACTGAAGCCGGTCATTCGCGCGAACTCAGACGTGATTGCGTTCCACTATGCCGGCTTCATCGGCAGGTGGGGACAGTGGAATGCATCGTACTACTGCAACACTTGGAGTTACATCGATGGCATTCCTGGTGGTTCTGCTGCCGCGCTCACGCAACCATGCACCGTCGCTACTGCGGACGCTCGACAGGTACAGATACGCGATGCGATCCTGGACATGGCGCATCCCCAAAGATTCGTGCTGTTTGACTATCCTGACGACCTCATCAGATGGTATCCGACACCACTATCTCAGACGCAAGCCTATCGTGGAGGTAAACAGGCCCGTAGCGGACTAAAGAACGATTGCATTTTGAGCGCAAATTTCGATACAGGCGAATGGAATCCATTTGGGCGAACTGGTTGGACAGCACAACAACAATACGACTACGCAGCAACAATGACGCTGAACGCGCCCTATGGAATGGAAGATGGAGCAGGAAGTTGCGCGACTCCTTATCGCTACAACTGCACGGATGCGCTCGCTGAGTCATCGCAGCGGCACGGGTCTGTGATGACCGGCCCAGTAGCAACTGCGTTTGCAACAGGGATCAGCGCTTGTGCAAATGAGTTCGACAACCTGATGGGGTATCGCTTTATCCTCGATACACTGTCCGTGCAGGGTAGTGTCACGCGCGGTGACAGCATCACAGCGGTCGTCGGACTCCACAACATCGGATGGTCGAGAGTTCACTCGCCATACAAGATCAATCTAGTGTTGACGAATGGCGGCAATACGATCACCTGTAAGAGTCGGCTCGATCTGCGAAGCATTCCTCCTCAAAGTGCCACGGTACGAAGTGTCGCTATTCCGTGCCTCATTCCCGGCGGGTCGACGACTGGTTCGTGGTCGGTGAAACTTGCAATGCCTGACATCTGGCCGAACACGGCATCAATCGCCGCCCACGCAATTCGACCGGCCAATACGGATTCAGGCGGGCAAACGTGGGACGCGGCGAATGCTAGGTGGAACACTGGGCTATCGATAACGGTTAACTGAGTACCACTCGCAGCTATGCCGACTGTCACCATTGGCGATCAAGCAGGAGCAACCTATACAGGATGCGAAGCGACATACATTGATGCGGGTGCTCCGACAACGAACTCTGGCACCGCATCGGCGATATCGGTGTATTCGTTTCAAAAACACTCGCTGTTGCGATTCACTGGTTTGAGCAACATCACGGGGCCGGTCTCAGTGTCCGCAGCGACGTTGTATGTCAACGCCGAATGGATCGCAGCCGGTACTGGAAACAACACGCTCGACACCTACAAGTGTCTGCGGTCATGGGTGGAAACTGAGGCGACATGGAACGTCTACGCAACTGGATCATCATGGGCTACTGCGGGGGGCCGCGGAACCGGCGACGTCAATGCCGGCGCGTCAGCATCCAACGTGTTGACTACCTCCTACCCGGCATATAAGGCGCTCACCTCTGCACAATTAGCGGCAGATGTAGAGGGTTGGATCAATAGCGGGTCGAACAATGGTTGGCTGGTGATTCACAACCAAGACGGTGTGGATAACGGGTCGCAGTTCGACTTTTCGTCGGACGACAATGCGACGACGACGATCCGTCCGTACTTGGAGATTACGTACTCGGAGCAAACGCAGACAAGAGGTGTGCTCAAGCGATCGACAGATTCGATCGCGCCGGCCCTCGGTGTCGGTGGCGGCGGCTTTGCATGAATTGAAGGGGCAACAATGGGCGTACAGGCATACACGGAACCGCTCGATACGATCATCGCGGACGGCACGCAGATCAGTAACACGGTCAGCGAGACCATCATCTGCCCGGACTACAACGTGCCGGCGTACTTCATGGTGCCGAATCGCATGATCCGCATCTGGGCGTTCGGCGTGCTCTCGAACGTCGTGACCACGCCTGGCACGCTCACGATGCGCGTGCGATGGGGCGGGGTCGGCGGTACGCTGCTACTCGCCACAGCGGCGCTCAACCTCGACACCACGGCGCGCACCAATGCGATCTGGTGCCTCCAAGCCTACATCGTCTGCCGCACGGTTGGCTCGTCCGGATCGTTCATGTCTGGCGGTTTGTTCCTGACCCCGGACACGCTCTCGAGCACTGCAACAAACCTGCTCCCCCCACTGATGGGCAGCGCAGGAGCACCGCTCGCCTCGGGCAATGCTGCGGTCACCGTGGACACGACAACCGCCAAGCTGCTCAGTGTGACGGCGCAATTCTCGGTCTCGACGAACCCAACGAACCTGACCTGCCAACAGCGCGTGATCGAGCTGCTGGCGTAGGAGCGGCGCGGTGGCGTTCACCGTAACGGCGCGCGGCACAGGAGGTAACAGCACCGGCGCGACCAGCATCGCCATCGTCCCCGGCAGCAACCTAGCCGCCGGCACGGTAGCAGTGCTGTGCATCAGCTACGACAACTCGGGCAGTTCGGGCGCCGACCCGTACTCGTCGATCAGCGATAACGTCGGCAATATCTGGGTGCCGCGCCAGAACTCGCTGAATGACCCTGGCGCGGCGAACGCGGGTAACACTGGGCGTATCTTCGATTGCGCGCAGAACGTGCGTGCGCTGACGACCAGCGACACGATCACAATCTCGTTCGGCAGCACCTCGGTTCCCGCGAAGGCCTGGGCGCTGTGGGAAGTCAAGTGTTCGCAGAACAACTGCTCGACGCAGTACATCACTGGCGGGCAGGCATCGCAGACCAGTAGCACGCCGTCGATCACGACGGGCTCGATCACGACCGATGATGTCGTCATCGGGTGCATCACGCGCGAGCAGAACGGAACGCGCACCGACGATGCGGACAGCAGCAACGGCACCTGGTCGACCGGACAGGCCACCGGATTCGGGACCACGACCGGCGGCGCCGAGATCATCACTCAGTACAAGGTCGTCAGCGGCACGGCGACGCAGACCTACAACCCGACATTCGGCGGCACCAGCGCCGACGGTTGCAATCTGTGGGTGCAGTACCGTGAAGTCCTCGGTGTCGGTGTCGAGGGTTCCGTGGGCGGCCCGCCGGCATTCGGCGGTCTGTCCGGCGGTTCGCCCAACTTCCCGCGGGGCAACCGCAGCGGCCCGGACGTCGGGGTGTTCGGCCTCACCGTGCTGCGGCGTCGGCCGGCAGAGCAACCGTCTGGCGAATTCATTCCCGCGGAGGCGCCGTCCGGCAGCGTAACGGAAGCGACGAGCGCGACGGACGCGCCGACCGCGACGCTCGAAGCGGTCGCATCGGTCAGCGAATCAGCGTCATCCGGCGATGCGCCATCGGCAACGCTTGCGACGTCGGCCAGCGTTACCGAATCGGCGTCTGCTACTGACGCCTCCACTGGTGGCGCGCTCGTTTCCGATTCGGTATCGGAGTCCGCGACCGCAACGGATACGCCGTCGGTCGCGTTCGGTGCGACTGGTTCGGTCACGGAATCGGCAACGGCCGGCGACGCTCCGTCGACGATCCTGGCGGCCGTCGCATCGGTTACCGAGTCCGGCAGCGCGGCAGACGCGCCGAGCTCGACGGTCGCAACTGCGGCGACGCTGACGGAAACCGGCAGCGCGACCGACGCGCCATCGGCGACCCAGGCCACGGCGCGCGACGTTACGGAAACCGCGAGTGCGGCCGACGCGCCGAGTGTCACGCTGTCCACTGCGGCGAGCGTCACGGAATCGGGGTCGGCGGCGGACACGCCGAGCGCCGAGACCGCCGGTCAGCAATCGGGATCGGTCACCGAGACCGCCTCGGCTACCGACGCGCCATCGGCCACGCTATCGACCAGCGCGTCGATCACGGAGTCTGGAAGCGCCAGCGACGCGCCGGCCAGCACGCGCGCGACCTCGGCGGCGGTTGCGGAACCTGTATCGGCCAGCGATGCGCCGGTGGGTTCGGTGACCTACGTCGCGGCGGTGCTCGAGACGGCGACGCCGATCGATGTCGGGTCCGCGTTCGCCGCGATCGCGGTTGCCGTCAGCGAATCGGCGAGCGCCACCGACACGACGACCGGCACCAGCGGCGAGCAGATCAGCGAACCGTGCGCGGCGCTCGATGCCGTGATGTGCACGGTTGCCTACCTCGTGGCGCATGTCGAGGTGGCGACGGCGACCGATGAATGTCGCTGGCTCACCGCGGCGCCGGCAGGATTCGGCTACCGCAGGGCGGGTGAACCCGTGCGGCGGCCGAGTGGCGACCCGACAGCGCGACCGGACCAGGACAACACGACGAGACCTTGAACCATGCCGACACGCAAGATCACGGACGCGACGACAGAACCAGTGACGGTCGATGAGGCGAAGAACCACCTGCGCGTCGAGCATAATCGCGACGACGCGCGCATCGCCATGTTCATCACCGCGGCGCGGCAGGAGTGCGAGCAACTGCTGGGGCGCACCCTGATTTCGACGACCTGGGAACTGACGCGCGACCGATTCGACGAAGCGATCCGGCTCGAGTGGCCACCGATCCAGTCCGTGACCTCGATCAAGTACGACGACGCGGCCGGCATCGAGCAGACGCTCAACAGCCTCGACTATGTGCTCGACGCGGCCAGCGAACCGGGCTACGTGGTGCCGGAGATCGACAAGGAGTGGCCGGACACGCAGGACGCCATCAATGCGGTGCGCGTGCGCTACGTGGCCGGCTACGGCGCAGCGGCGGCCGATGTGCCGGCGGCAGTCAAGGCCTGGATATTGCTGCGCATCCAGATGCTTTACCAGGGCTGCGACACCGACGAGGCCGCGAAGATGCGTCACCACCCGCTGCTCGACGGGTACGTGAGCATCAGCTGTTGATATGGCGTGCCGCAAACCCATCCTCGACGCTTCGCGCATGACGGAGCGCATCACGCTGCAGGAGCGCACCGGCGGTGTCGACGTGCTCGGCCAGGCGCAGGAGTCGTGGTCGACCGTGGCCGAGGTATGGGCGCAGGCGCAACCACTGCGCGGGCGCGAATACTTCAGTGCCGGCCAGATGCAGGCGGCGGTCGATGTGCGCTTTCGCATCCGTTTTCGCGACGACGTGCTGCCGACGTGGCGTGTCCTCTGGCGCAGCCAACCGCACGATGTCGTCAGCGTCATCGATGTCGAGGGCGCTCGAGAGTGCTCCGAGCTGATGTGCCTTGCCGGGGTGAGGGACGGTCGATGATCGAGTACAAGGTGCGCGGGATCGAGGATGTCGTCAAGGCGTTGCGCGAGGTGCCGGCGAAGCTCGCCAAGCGCGCGCTACTGGATGCGCTCAAGGCGGGCGGGCGGATCGTGCGTGACGACGCACGCGCGCATGCTCCATTGCTCAAATTGAGCACGTACGCAGGTTTGAGTGCCTACCGCCGCGGCATCCGCAAGCCCGGCACGGTGCGCGCCGCCATCAGCGTACGGACGAGCAAACTCGCGCGCCGCGCCGGGGATGTCGGCGTGTTCGTCAACGTGCGCCCGGCAAAGGCCGGCCAGCGCGGCGCAAGGTCGAAGGTCGACCCGTTTTATTGGCGCTGGCTCGAGTTCGGCTGGACCCCTGGCGGTGGCCGGCGCGTCATCGCCGCGGTGCGCCGCGTGCGCCGGCGCTCGTTGGCTCAAGGCATCGCACGCGAGAAACCAGGGCAACGATTCCTGACCAACGCGGCGCGCAAGCTCGTGCCCGATGCGTTGAACGCAATCACAGCCAAGATCCGGCCGGCGCTCGAGAAGATCAACAACCGGCAGACGCCATGACCATCGAGACCGATTTCCGCGCCATGCTGATCGCAGATGGCGCGGTGAGTGCCATTGTCGGAACGAGAGTCGCGCAGAACGCCATCCCGCAGGGCTTCGCGCTGCCGTACATCGTCTATGTCGCCGAGCATGATCCGCAGCGCGGGCTCAACGGCGTCGAGCATGTCGACCAGTGCCAGATCGAGTGCCAGTGTTGGGCGAAACCCGCCGCCGCGGCCGACGCGCTCGCTGATGCTGTCGAGGCGGCCGTCGAGACCTACGACAACGCGCAGGCGACGAAGGCTGTCTACGTCGTCGCGCGCCGGTCCGGCTATGACACCGACCTCGCATTGGACACGACAGTGCTCGTGATTACCTGGGTCCAGTGACCCGCCAACCGCCCCGGCCAGCCGCGCCGGTGCAACCTCAAGGAGTGAAACCATGACCTACATCGTTGGGCGCGGCGTCCGCGTCGAGATCGGCAGCGTCGAGGGCGCACCGAAAACCGTAACAGCCGTCACCGCCGCGAATCCAGGCGTCGCCACGAGTTCGTCGCACGGTCTAGCTGCCAAGAGCGCCGGCTACTTCTCGACGGCGACCGGGATGCCGCAGCTGGAGGGTCAGGCGATCCGCCTGAACCCGGTCGACACGAACACGTTCACGTTCGAGAACCTGTCGACGGTCGGATACGGGACATTCACCGCCGGTTCGTTCATCCCGATCACGACCTGGTTGACGCTCTCGAACGCGCTCGACTACAACATCGGCGGCGGCGAGGCGGACAAGCTCGACGTATCGGTACTGCTCGATGACATTAAGCAGGAACAGGCGGGTCTGCTGCAGGCGCAGACGGTTACGTTCTCGGCGCGCAGCGAGACCATCTACGGGCAGGCGATGCTGAAACTGGAGGAGGTCGCCCGTGCCGCCGGTTACATCGTGATGCGAATCACGCTGAAGGATGGCAATGTCCGGGTGTTCCGCGGTCAACCGTCGTTGCCTGGCGAACAGGTCGGCCAGGGCCAGGTCGGCCAGGGCACGTTCTCGATGACCCTCAAGGGCTTCGTGATCCAGGGCGTGGCGTAATCCCGTGGCAGCTGGAGACATCATCGAGCGGTTGCGAGAACAGCGGTCACGCTGGTTCGAGACAGCGGAAGGTCGACGGGTCAAGATTCGCCGGCCGTCCGAAACCGAGTGCATCACCCTGGTGGGCGGCCTCGGCGTCGAGCACGCGCAGCGCTACGTCGTCGGATGGGACGGCTACACCGAAGCTGACCTACTCGGCGCTGCGGTGGGTTCCGGCGATGCCGTGCCATTCGACGCTGAACTGTGGGCCGAGTACGTCGCCGACCACGCGGAGCTCGCGACTCAGGTCGTCGGTTGGCTCGGCGACATGATCGTCGAACACCTCAAGGCGAAGCGAGAAGCGCAGGGAAACTGAAAGCCCTGCTCGACGCTCACGCGGCGTTCGAGCAGGGCGCAGTGATCGAGGGCGAGCAAGCCGAGCGGACGCCGGCCGACAGCATGGCCATCGCCGCATACAACCACCTCAGCAACGGCATGGGCGGCATCGACTGGGCCGGACTGCCCTTGGTCGTTGAATTGCTCGGCATCACCGACATCGAGGGCCTGATGGAACGTCTGATCGTCATCAAGATGCACCGGCCACCGGAACCCCCGAAAGGTTGAGCGATGGCACTCGCTACGTTATCCATCGACATCGTTGCGCAACTCGCCAGGCTCCAGCAAGGCATGGACCGCGCCGGCCAGATCGCCGCGCGGACGGCACAGCAGATCGAGGCGCGCAATCAGCGCATGCTCGCCGCGGCGCGCGAGGTCGGCGTCGCCATCGGTGGGGCGTTCAGCGTCGCCGCGATCATCGCCTTCACGCGGTCGACGATCGATGCCATTGATGCGCTGAACGACGCGGCTGACGCGACTGGGAGCACCGTCGAGAAGCTGTCGGCGCTTGAGCGGGCGGCGGTCATCAATGGCAAGACGCTCGGCGACGTGACCGACGTCATCATCAAGCTCAATAAGGCGCTGCAGGACGCCAAGCCCGGCAACGAACAGGCGCAAGCGCTGAAGGCGATCGGGCTCAGCGCGAAGGAACTCGAAGGACTCGACCCATCTGACGTGCTGCTGAAGGTCGCGTTCGCATTCGGCCAGTTCGCCGACAACGGCGAGAAGGCGCGGGCGATGCAGGTGTTGCTCGGCAAGAGTCTGAAGGAGGGCGGGCCGCTGCTGAAGGATCTGCTCGTCACGACGCGCCAGACCGCGACGACGACGACCGAGGCGGCGCAGGCGGCGGAGAACCTGAACCGGGAACTCGGGCGGTTCAACGCCAATGCCAACGAAGCCGGCCGCGCGCTGTTGTCCGCGCTGATTCCGGCGTTCAATGCAGTCGTGAAGGACATCAACGCCGCCCGTGAGGCGTACGGTGGACTCATCGGCGCGTTCCTCAATAC